CTGACGGCAAGCAGATCCGCGACATCGTGATCACGATGGTCGGCGACGCGCTTGGGAACGGGACCTTTGATCCCGTGATGAAGGGCAGCTACGGCGCGGTGCGCAAAGGCATCAGCCGATGAGCACGACACACTATATCGCCTTCGGGGTGTTTGGCGGCGCCGCCGCGCCGAACCTCTCGGCCGTCGGCACCTACACAATCGACGGCGCCGGTACGCTCGGGACCGACGCGCTCCTCACGGCGTCGGGCAGCTATACGATCAACGGCGCCGCGTCGCTCAGTACGCTCACGCCGCTCCCGCCCGGATCTGCTTTCTGGCCCACCGTCCTCCCGCAGCACTTCCTCGTCGGCGGCTATCAAGAGTCGCCGGGCGAGTCGTGGATCCGAACGCCGATGGAGGTCGGCCCGGGCAAGGTGCGGCGACGCTACACGGCGATGCCGCGGACGATCGCCGGCGTCGTCATCGTCACGCGCAGCGAGTGCGATATCCTGCGCGACTTCTTCATCTCCACGCTCGACGGCGGGACGAAGCCGTTTCTCTGGGAGGATCCGAGGAGCGGAGCGCCGCTCTCGTTCCGGTTTACGGCGCGCCCGACCTTCGAGCCTGTCGTCCCTGATCTCTGGCGGGCGAAGTTGTCGCTGCAGACGGTGCTCTAGGTATGGGCCGCTGGACACTCATCGCAGTAGCACGCAAGGCAGTGGCGACCGTCAGCCTCGTAGGAGCCGTCGCTCATGATTCCCATGTCGGCGCCGCAGATCGTACAGGCGCGCCGTTCGTAGTGGATGAGACCAGGACGCTCAATCACAGCGCCGATTATAGCGCGAGATCAGCCTGATGCCGACGTGGCCTACGACGATCCCCGACAACTTCCTCGTCGACGGCTATGGCGAGCAGGCGCCTGAAACCTGGGTCAGGACGCAGATGGACGTCGGGATTCCTCTCACGCGGAACCGGAGCCGCGTCGGCGTGACGCCGATCACGGCGGCGCTGATGCTAACGAAAGCGCAACTCGAGACGTTCGACCAGTTCTTCGTCGGCCAGTGCGTTGACGGCGTGCTGCGCTTCGACTGGACGGACCCGCGGACGAAGACGCCGAAGTCGTTTCGTTTCACGGCGGTTCCGGTTTACGAGCCGGTCGATCCGAATGTCTGGCGGGCGCGCGTCGAGGTTGAGGAGCTCGCGCCTTGAGGTCGCTGACCGCCGCGACACGCGTCGCCATGATGAGGTCGGAGACCGGCGACGTCTTCCTCTACCTTCTGGCGCTGAGCCACCCGACGATGGACACGATGTACTTCGTCAACAACACCGTCGCGATCATATCGGACGGCGTCAGCTATATGGCGTTCCCGTTCGATCTCAACATCCCGGACGACCGCGAGGACGAGATCACGCGGATTCAGCTCGCGATCGACAACATCGATCTCCGCATCGTCACGGCTGTTCGGAGCATCGACACGCCGGCCGTGTTCACGCTGAGCATCATCCGCGCGGCCGAGCCCGACGTACTGATCGCCGGGCCGTTTGCTTGCACGCTGCGCAACGTCTCCTATGACGCGTTGGTCGTGAGCGGTGATCTCTGGCCGTTTGAGGACATCAGTAACGAACCGTATCCGCAACACGCGATTACGCCAGCGAACTTCCCGGGGCTCTTCGGATGATTCCGAATTGGGTCGAACCGTTGATCGGGATTCCGTTCCTCGACCGCGGGCGCGGCCTCGACGGCTGGGACTGCTACGGCATCGTTCACTACGTATACACGCAGGTGTTCCAGGTAGAGATCCCATCTTACGACAGCCATTATGGATCGCACCGCGACAAGCTCGCAGTCGCGCGCGTGTTCTTCCTTGAAGCGACATCGTCCAGGTGGCGGAAGATCGGCCTGGCCGACGCCGCGATCCCGGACGTCTTAGCTATGTCGGTCGCTGGTGAGCGGCACGTGGCGGTCGTGGTCGCGCCAGGTCGGTTTCTGCACGTACTACGCGGGCGCGAGACCTGCGTCGAGCGGCTGCGGCCTTTGTGGGAGCCGCGTATCGAGGCGGTCTATCGCCACCGATCGTACGATCGCGTCGGAGTGCTCGCGTGACGACGACGCTCGCCACCCGTGTACTTGAGTGCGAAGTCGTGGACGGTGAGGTCGTCGGCTTCGTTCGTGTTCTCGCGCTTCGTAACCCGTTCACGATGGAGCGCGAGGAGCGTCGCGTCGTCGAGGGCCAAACCTTGGCCGAGATCCTCCGCGATCTGAAACTCGAGGACTGGAAGGGCGCGCTGATCTCAATCGACGGCGCTGCGGTTCCTCCAGGTCTGTGGGCGCGCGTGCGCCCGCGCGCTGGGCATCTCGTCGCCATACGCGCAGTCCCGACGGGTACGAGCGGGGGCGGCGGCGGGAATAAAGGGTGGATCTCCGCAGCTATCGGCGTCGTGTTGATCGTTGTCGGTATATTGCTTTCGGTCTTTACGGCCGGTCTCGGCGCAGTCATCGGTGCCGGGCTCGTCGTCATGGGCATCGGCCTGGTCATCAGCGGAGCGCTCGCGCTAATCTTCCCGCCGCCGAGCCTCCCGAAGCTGAAGTCTGGCTCGGGCGGCGACCAGCCGGTGTTCTCGATCACCGGGAGCCGGAATATCGCGAACCCCTACGGCTCTGTCACGCGCGTCTGCGGACAGCATAAGATCTTCCCTCTCTTCGGCGCGCTGCCGTTTACGGAGATCGTCGGCAACGACCAGTATCTCCGCGAGCTATTCATCTTGGGCTACGGGCCGCTGTCGCTGAGCGACTTCAAGATCGGCGAGACGCCGTTGGAGCAGTTCACCGAGGTCGAGCTAGAGATCAGGTACGGCTATCCGGACGATACCCCGATGAAACTGTTTCCGGGGGATGTCTTCGAGGACCCGCTGTCGATCGGTCTCTCGATTCAGCGACCTGTCGGCCACCCAGCGTTCGAGCCGGAGCCGACGCGCCGGACGCACGGGCTCGTCGACGAGTGGTCCGTCGATTTCGTGTTTGGGAGTGGCTTGTACTCGATCGACGGTAAAGGCCAGGTGATCACGACTAGTACCCGTATTCAGATTTCGTATCGAAAAGTCGGCGCAGTGGATTGGATTGTCGCTAGCGATAAGACCTACTCCGGCGCGACCGTCCAGCCGCTTCGGCGCTCGTTCCGCCAGATCGTCGACGATCGCGCTGAGTACGAGATCAAGATGCACCAGGTGCGAGGCTCGGTCGGCAGTACCGGGCTCGGCGCGAATATCACCGGGGCGACCTGGGGCGTCCTGCGCTCGGTTCTGTACCAAGACCCGATCAATCTCGGCGGGCTCTGTAAGGTCGCGCTGCGGATCAAGGCGACCGATCAGCTGAACGGCGTCGTCGACCAGTTCAACTGCATCGCGACGTCGGTCTTGCCAGACTACGACGTCGCGACCGATTCATGGATCGAGCGACCGACGCGCAATCCGGCGTCGATCTATCGCGACATTCTCCAAGGATCGGCGAACGCTCGACCTCTTCCAGATGCGAGGCTCGATCTCCCCGCGCTCCAGGCATGGCATACGGCGTGCGCCGAGGCGGGGCGGACGTTTAACTTCGTCGTCGAGCAGCCGACGACGGTCTCGGAGCTCTTGCGACAGGTCGTCGCGGTCGGTCGCGCGTCGCTCGGGAGCATCGACGGCACCTTCGGTGTCGTTCGCGATATCCCGCAGACGGTTCCGGTACAGCACTTTACGCCGCGCAACAGCAAGGCATTTAGCGGGCAGAAACTCTTTCGCGATCTCCCGCACGCGCTCAAGGTCCGTTTCATTAACCCGCTGACGAATTGGGAGATCGACGAGCGCTACGTCTACGACGACGGCTATGACGAGACGAACGCCTCGAAGTTTGAGGCGATCCAGTTCTTCGGCGTCACCGACGCCGATCAGGCATGGAAAGAAGGTCGCTACCATATCGCCTGCGCCAAGCTGCGTCCGGAGGTCTATACCTTCGAGACGGACATCGAGCACCTCGTCTGTACGCGCGGCGACCTAATCAAGCTGACCCACGACGTGCCGCTGTTCGGGATCAGGTTCGGTCGACTCGTGAGCGCGACGGTCGACGGCGGCGGAAACGGCGTGGCGCTGATCGTCGACGATCCTGTCCCGATGGTTACCGACGGGACGCGCTACAGCGTGCGCGTCCGTCGCGCGAACGCGCCGTCGCTCGTCGCCGAGGTCATTGCCGTCGAGGGCCCTCAGACGACGCTCCTCCTCGTCGATCCTCTCGCCCCGGCTGATGTTCCGGAACCCGACGATCTGTTTCAGTTCGGGACGATCGCCGCCGAGAGCGTCGACGTGATCGTGACGCGCGTCGAGATGCTTCGCGACATGGGCGCGCGGATTACGTGCGTCGACGCCGCTCCTGGCGTCCACCAAGCAGAGACAGGACCGATCCCGCCGCACGACCCGCATATTACGACGGGGCCAGGAGTCGGGAGCTTTCTGCCCACGCCGGTCGTCGATGCGATCCGGTCCGATGAGTCGGTCCTGATCAGAGCATCCGACGGCTCGC